GCCCCGCGCCGGCCAGTTGGAGTTTGCTCATTGCACTTTGGAGGGCCGTGAGGACGGCCGCCCAATCTTGGGCCAGGTCTGGGGTCGCCTGGGCGAAACTGTTGAGGGTCTGCACCATCGCGTCGGCCGCCGACTGCATCCCGGAGAGCATCTCGGGCGGCAGCTGGGCCGAGGCGATCGGCGGGGCCATCTGCCCCATCGGGGGCATCGGGTTGCCGTTCCCCTGACCGAGCGACTGCGTCATGGACGGGGGCGGCCCGTCGAGTTGATTGGCGCCAGGCGTCGTCCCGGGGACCGGGAGACCGGCGCCGACCGAGCCGCCACCACCGCCGAACATCTAGCGCCGTCCCTTCATGCCGCCCATCGAGCGGCCGGGGGAGGTGAGCGTGCCGGGCTTGGCCGGTGGCTTCTTGCCCCCGGGGGCCGTCGGCTTCCGGGCCGACGACAGGATGCCGGTCGGGCCGGTCGGCTTGTCCATCACGGTCGGGCGAGGGGTCGGCATGGGCTAGCGTCCTTTGCTCATCGACTTGGGCGCGGCCGGCGCCTTGCCGCCGTTCTTGCGCGCTTCCGAGAGGCTGATCGCGATCGCCTGCTTGCGCGAGGTGACCTTCGGGCCGCCCTTGCCGGAGTGCAGGTCGCCCGACTTGAACTCTTTCATGCCTTGCTCGACGGTGGAGAACGGCATGGCGGTTACCGCTTCCCGGCGATGCGCGAGAACGACCGCGCCTTGGTCGCCGCGTGCTTCTTCACCGCGGCGTGCAGACCCGGCTTGCGCTTGATTTCCTCGGCGCGCTCCATGGTGCGGACCCCGTCCTCGACGTCGTACTTGTCGTGGCCGTGCAGCTGCGGCGGCTTGTGGTCCATGGGCATCGAGGCCATGGCCGCTACCGCTTCCCCGACATGTGGCCGGCGCCCATCGGGTGGTGGCCACTGGCCTTGTGCGTCGCGTGCTTGCCCGACTTCCCGCCGCGCTTGCCGCCCTTGTCGAGATTGATCGCGGGCGCCTTGATTTCGTTGCCCTTGCCGGTCGGGCCAGGAATCGTGTGCAGCGCTTTCCCGTAGGTGGGTGCAGCCATTGCTAGCGTCCCTTCGCCATGGGCTTAGCGCCCTTGAGAGAGTGGCCGGAGGTGGCGGCCGACGCCATCTTCTTGGCGCCGTACTTTTTGCGCCCCACGGCAGCGGCGACGGCGCCGGGATTACGCGCGCCGGATTTCGCGGCGGATGCCTCGACGGCCTTGAAGCCTTCGTACGCCATGGCGGAGGATTGTGCGCGACCGGTAGTGGTGCTGTCAACACCGGCTACTAGGTGCCGGGCCCCGGCTTTGAGTTCTCCCCGCGATCGTGGTGACTCTCGGTCACCGTGGTCCGGCCGTCGGATTTTTGCTCCATCGCCGGAGGCGCCTGACCGCTAGCCTTGCGTCCTGCTGGACTGGCCGTCATCCCTATCCCCAGCATCCCCTGACATTGCAGCCGCTCGACAATCGTCACCGGCTCGCGGATCTCGAGAATCTGGCCGCTGGCCGGGTCGATGGTGTACTGCTGCGACAGCTGCGCCGCGAGCGCCGGGTCCTGCTGCGCCTGGAGCATCACCTGCTGGACGATCTGCGGGTCGAGCGGCTTCAGCGGCGGGAGCGGAATCTTCGGCGGCGCCCCAGCGTTCGGGATTTCGAGCGCCTCCCAGAGCGACCACACATCCATCATGCCCATGCGGGAGAGCTGGAGCTTCATCAGCTTCCCTTCCATGGCGTTGAGCGAGAGGATGGAATTGGGCGCCAGCACGAAGACGATCTTCTTGTGGACGCCCTGCGCCCGCTGGTCCCGCGTGAGCTGCGCGTCGATGAGCGGCGAGTACCCGGGCGTCCCCGGCGTGAGCGCCGGGACGAGCACCTCGGGGTCGAAGTCGAAGTCCTGGAGGAGCGTGCCGGCGTCGCCGAGGATCATGACGCGGCGCGCGCTCGATTCGTACTGGAAGCGCAGGACTTTGGACTGCTCACCCACGTCGCGGAGAAACGCTTCGACTTGGCGGCCTTCTTGACGCAGCTCGGGGGTGAGGGCCTGGAGCGCCTTGTCGATCGTGTCGGCGGCGGGCAGCTGCCGGAGCGCGAGAATCTCCTGGAGGTTCGGCGTGCCCGAGAGCGAGTCGAATCGCTGGAGGAGGAACTGGATGATTTCCAGCGAGAGCTGCATCACCTGCGGCGGCGGCCCCTCGAGCGGCTTGAACCCTTCCTTGCTGCCGGTCGGGTTGAGCTTCACCTTGCTGCCGGGCCGGCGCGCGTCGTACAGGCGCATGAAGGATTCGGAGACCGCGCCCCGGTCGTAGACGACGGCTGGGTCCATCCACTTGCGAATGCCGAGCAGCACGTCCTGGATGGATTGGTTGATCCCGTCCTGCATGGGAATCAGGTCGTTCAGGAGCCCCTGCCCGAGGAAATGCCACGGCAGGTCCCACATCTTGAGGCGGCTGACCGGGTACTGGCCGTGCCAGTACGGGGAGGGGCCGTCGTAGAGGATCTGCTCGGGGGTCGAGACGACCATGCGCTTGTACGGGTAGAGGTACCCGCCGGGCGGCACGATGTACGACCAGGACGCGCCGGGCGTGCCCATGGGAATCGCCTTGGTCGTGAGGTTCTGCGAGCGGTCGTTGAGATAGGTCCGGTAGAGGAGGATCTCGCCACTGCGCACGCGCGAGGCCATGGCCGGCGCGTTCAGGCCCGAAAGCGTGTCATTGGCCGGCGAGAGGAAGCGGCCGGAGATTTGGCGGAACCGGCCCATGAGGGTCGACAGCATCGAGTCGGTCGTGGGCCGGAAGGCCGAGGCGTACTGCGGGTAGAGCGACCGCAGGACGTTCACCGTATGCGATTCGCGCAGGATGAGCCCTTCCCAGTTCTGGACCGAGCGGCCGTGCGGCGCCGGGCGAATCGGGAGGGTGTCGCGGAAGTCACGCGCCTGGATCGCGATGTCGCCACCGAGGGTCGTGTACGGGTTCCACTCGGTAACCAGGTCGCCCGTGCCGGCCGCTTCGGCGTACTTGATGACGTAGCCCAGCTCGATGTCGGCCATGGCGGTGACCCACCAAGCGACGGTCAGCTTGTTGAGGTAGTCGGCCTGGAGCGTGAAGGCCGGGTCCATCGACTTGTAGGAGAAGAGCGGCTTCAGGTCGGTGAGGGCCGACACGTGCGCGTTCACGACGCGGCGCGATTCGTTGAGCGTGGTGCGGGGGAGATACGCCGGCGGCTCGGCGGCGTTCTCGGCGTTCACGCGCTGGTCGCCCGAGACGTACCGCATCCCGATTTCGGCGCGGTCGTAGAAGGGGTCCGAGCGGTTGATCCGGTCGCCCTCCATGACGGCTTCCTTGATCCAGCCGAGGACGCGCGGGTCGCCGGTGCCACTGACACTGTCGTGCGTGAGGGAGGGAAGGCCCATGCCTTCGAGGCCCGAAGACGAGTAATCCGCCATGAGCGGAGACTATAGCGCGTCGAGGGGGGACGGCGTCGACTCGGTGACCCCCGGGCCGAGGTCGCCGGTCGGCTCGCCGCCCACCGCACGGACTTTGAGCTTGGCGGATTTGGTCGGCGCTTCGGACGGGTCGGCCATGAGGGAGTGCACGTCGCGGTTGGACCGATCCTGGGAATAATCGCGCCACGCCATTGGGCGGCCCTCGCCGTTCCGGTACCGCTGCTCGGATTCGCGCTCGACCTTGCGGAGCTTGGCGAGCGAGTCAATGTGCTCGGTGCGGTAGCCGCCACGGCCGTCTTCGACCGAGGTGGAAAACTCGCCGAAGGGTTCGTAGGCGTCGATGGCGACACGTGGGGGGAGGATGACGAGCGGGTCGCCACACGTCCCGCAGGTCGGCCGCTCGAAGTCCTGCGTCACGCGGTACCCGTCACGCACGCGCGGTTCGGGGAGCGTGTACAGGCGGCTGTAGACGTTCCGCGAGACGGCCCCGCAGCTTGGGCACTGGTAGTCGTGGGTGGGCACGGGCTAGGCTCGCGCAGCCTTCGGGGCCTTGGCGGTCGGCTTCAACGCCGGTGGCGGCACACCGATCGCGCGGTCGAGCGCGGCGTCCTCGTCCGCCTGCGCCGCTTCCCGCACGAGGACCGGCAGGTCGCCCGTCGCCTTCCAGAAGAACTGGTCGTTGAAGGTGCGCAGGATCTCGCGGATGAGGCGCTCGACGGGCAGCCCTTGGCGGGCGGCGCGCGATTCGAGTTCCACCAGCTGCGACGGCGTGAAGTCCAAGTCGACCCGGTGGAAGCGGATCCCGGCCAGCTGCGACACGCGGATGACGAGGTCGGCGACGCTGGTAAACGTCACCGCGCCGAGCTTTTTGGCAAGGAGTTCGAGCGTCGCCTGATCGAGCGTGAGGTGCGGGCGGCCCAGCGTCGGGGCGGCATGGACGAGCTGGTCGGCGATGACGGATTCGACCGGGAGGGCGTGGGCGTCGGCGTACTGGGAGTAGAGGTCGACCAGGTCGTCAGGCAGGGAGACGCGCATCACACACCTCGCGGGCTAGATAGTGAAGAACCCGTCATGGGCACTCACGTCCGTCGCGCGCAGATCATACAACGCCTCTTCGTCGGCCGCCTCGGTGGCGTCCGGGCCGGTCGGGAGCGACGTGGCTTCCTCGGCCGTGCAGGCCGTGTTGCGAAAGTCGGGGGTGCCGGCCTGGGTGGCTTCAGCCACCCGAGCGAGCACGCGCTTCTGCTCGCTCCGCCGAC